TGGGATAATAATGTGATTAACAAATATGGTTCTATGTATGTAGCAAATGATTTTCTGTCACTACTTATTATTCCTAAACTACCTAAAACGACTAAATTTCATCACATAACAACTACTATACTATTATTTTTTAGTTTTTCTATAGATTTTAAAGAAGATAATGTCGGTAGATGGATATTTGTATATTGTTGTCTATCATCATACAGTTTTTTAGTAAACACTTATTTGGGTATTAGACATTTATTAGATAAAAATGAAGTTTTTATTAGATTTGTAGATGATTTGAGGATTGTAGCATATTATCTATATTTAGTATGTTGTGCTATAAATTGGAGTTTACATTTATATTTATTCATTTCAAGAGCTTATAATTTCAATCTAGACTATACACATTTTATTTATATGGCATTGTTATATCCAATAATCAATGATGATTTGATTCTTTTATCTTGGCTAAAAAAGAATGACAAATATTAACAAAATTAAACAAAACTATTTCACCCGATTTACCCGATAATTCTGGATGAAATTGTACACCATAAATAGGTTTACTATTATGTTTAATACCTTGAATTATATCATTATATGCTATAATATTAAATGATGGTGGACAATCACTAAGGTAATCGTGATGATATTGTTGAAATTTAGAGGTTTTAGATAAACCCAAAAACAATTCATTATTATTAATATTAATAAGTTGTTTAAATTGTCTTTTTTTTTTTAATGTTGATATTTTTCCTCCATATGATATACCAATTGTCTGAAATCCAAAACAAATACCTAATATAGGTATGTTAAATTCCAGTAAAGAGATTAAATTAATATTTATTTTACAGGTACACATCTTTTCACTATATTTTAAATCGCTACCACTTAAAATTATTCCAATAATTTTGTTTTTTAAATTTAAAATAATATTATTTAAATCTAATCTTTTAGATATTATCTTATATTTAATGCCATTAATTTTTAAAAAATTTATAATTTTGGGTGTAGAATAAGCTTTTTTTAAAGTACCACTATTATTTATTACTAATATCATAATTATTTATAAATATAATTTAATTAAAAAAAAATGTTAATACAATATTATAAATAATGACTAAAAAAATAGCAATTGTATTAGCCGCCGGAAAAGGTAGTCGGATGAAATCTGATATACCTAAACCTCTTCATAAAATTAAAGGGGATACTATGTTATATATTATATTAAGTAAATTACTTCTTTTAGATATAGAACATATTTTAGTAGTTATAGGAAATTCATCAAATATACACAATAAAGTATTAATAGAACTAAAGGACAAAAAAGGACTAGATATTACTACTTTAAAAAAAAAAATAAGTTTTGTTATCCAACCAAAGACATTAGGTACAGGTCATGCAGTAAAATGTTGTCTTAAACGCCTTAGTGAGTTTCATGACCATAAAGTATTAATAATGTTTGCTGATATTCCACTTATAAGTTCAAACACTTTAAATAGTTTTATATCTATGAAAGCAGATTGTAGTTTAGGTGTATGTGTTAAGAAAAATCCATTCGGTTCTGGTAGAATAATATTAGATGAAGGTTATGTAATTAATTCTATTGAAGAAAAAGATTGTACCCAAGAACAGAAATTAATAACTCATGTAAACACTGGTATTTATTTCTTAAATAGTAAGTTAATTATAGATTATATTGAGCAAATTAAAAATAATAATGCACAAAAAGAATATTATTTACCAGACTTATTATTAATTTTAATAAATAATAAATATAAGGTAGAACCAGTTTTTATAAAAAATGAAAATGAAATACTAAATGTTAATTCTCAAGAAGACTTATCTAAAGCAATTAAGTATTATAATAAAAAATAAGTTTACAGAATCATTAAAATAATTTAATCAATTATTATAATAAAATGTTATTCAAATATACTACCATAAAACAATTTAGGTAATGAAATTATAACAACAACTAGTATGTTATTTATCTATTTTAAATATTAGTTAATATTATGTACAGCTTAATACTGATAATAATACTGATAATAATAATTTGTTATAATTTTATTAATATTGATTCTTTTGTAAACTGGGTTAAATCTAAATCTTCGACCGTAAAAAAATATTATATAATAGATGATAAAATTTATAAAGAGTATCCAAATAAGAAAAATCTTGAAAACATAGAAATACTTTATAATAAATATCTAATTAATTTGGATTTTGTTCCTAGAATGAACTTTGATTATAAAAATAAAATTATTATAGAAGATTATTATAAAGAATTGTTAACTAAAAATAATAAGCCTTCAAATTACATTAAACAGTTAAAAAACATTGATAATACTATTAGAAAACTCAATTTATATTATAACGATTATAAATATCAACATTTTTTTGTAAAAAAAAATAAAATATATTTAATTGATTGGAACACTGCATCAAAAAAAAAAAGAAAGGGATTATGGATTTGTAATAATATAGATAAAATAATTAAAAAATTAAAAACTTGAAGAAAACTTATATAAATCAATTAAGTATTATGATAAAAAAATAGGTTTATAAAACTATTAAAATAATTACATTCACTAACGTAATAAAATTGTTATTTAAATATAATTTATTTAACAAATAAATGACAACGGTTGTTAATGTAAAAGTAAAACATATTCGCCCAACTTATAATACATTATATGATTGGATTCAAAATTATCAACATGAATATATAGGAAGATGTGGAGTTGTATTTATAGATAAAGAACGTTATCCTAAAAAATCAAGTCAATGGGCAAATCAGTTTACAGTAAAAAAATATGGATTGGATAAATGTTTAGAATTATATGAAACATGGCTTAGAGATAAAATTAAAAAAGAAGGTACCGAAGAAATTAAAAAATTAAAAAATAAAGTATTAGGTTGTTGGTGTAAGCCCAATAAATGTCATGGAGATATTTTAATAAAAATAATAAATGAACTAGACTAAATAATTTAGCATGTTTAATATTCAAATTGTAAACATATAAATAAAAATTTGATTAAGTTATTATCCATAATATAATTAGTTAAATTATGGATAGAAATATCTATAAATTGTTACGAAAAGCTAGAGATAAAAATGATTATCAATTAGGTATTAATTTATATAATAGTTTAGATAATAAGATAAATTTGAACGGTAACTCATATGAAATACTATTATCTTTAGTTAATAATAATTATGATTTTATATGTGAATCATTCTTAATCAGTTTAACTGATAATTTAAAATTATGTGATTTTCATAGCGAAAGCATCTATACTTTATTTATTAAATTACTAACTTTACGAGATAGACTAGATGATAGTATCATCTATCTATCAAAATTAAAAATGTCTAAATTTAAATTAAAACGGAGAACCTTTTTACCTATAATAGAATCATCTTATCGACTAAATAGATTAGATGTAATGGTAACTATTGTTAATGATATTATTAGTAATAAAATATATTTAAACCAAGAAGATTATATTAAATTATTATCACATATTGTCGAAAATAAAAACTTAATATTATTTGATACAATAAAAAAATTTATTAAAAGCTATATTAATGTATTAATATTAGAATTAGTTACTATTTTTAAAAAGCGTTATTATAATAGTATTGTATCGGAAACCAAAATCTCATCTCATGGTGAATGTGAAATATGTAAAGGAAAATTGCAATATATGTGTATTAATACAGAAATATCAAATTCTTTATTACAAGAACTAATAGTAATTGTTAAAAAAAAAGCAAATCCCAAATCATTACATAAATTTATATTATTTACAGATTGGATAAAATATCAACACTATGATACCATTATTGATGGTGCAAATGTTGGATATTTTAATCAACGCCCAGATTTAGGTGGTAAACTATCATTTAAACAAATAGATAGTGTACTTAAAAATTTATTAGTTGCTAAGAAAAAACCATTAATTTTCTTAAATATTAGGCATTTCGATAATATTTCAACACATGACTCTAAAATTATAGATTATTGGCTTAGTCATAAATATTTATATAAGACTCATTTAGGATTAAACGATGATTGGTTTTGGTTATATCATGGTATATATATATCTAGTAAAATACCTACATTAGTTATTACCAATGATAAGATGGGAGATCATCATTTTAATATGCTATCACAGCGAGATTTTAATACATGGAAAGAAAAAATACAAACTAAATTCGATTTTATATATAATAATCCTATCATAATGTATCCAACTAAATATTCAATTGAAATACAAGAAAATCAAAATGCACTACATATACCTTATCTAGATACAAAATTAAAATGGTTATGTATTCAGCTATAACTTAAATCGGAAAAACATATAATTGTATCAACTAATAAGAATTTTAAAGTATTTAATTGGGCACCGGTGATAATAATCAAAAAATAATTCAAATTTAAATATTATATGTAAAAATGATTTGATATGTACCGCTTTGGAAAGATTAAATTTTTTGGATGAAAATATATTAATAGTTTTAGTAACAATAAATATATTTTAACTAAATTAATAACATAATTAATAACATAATAATTCATATGTAGTAATAATTCAAATGATAAATTATTAGATTATGTAAATTAAATTAATTGTATATTCAGATAAAAATATTTTATATATATAATGAAAAGCGTTAAAAGAAATATAATTTTAAGAAGAAAATCCAAAAGAATGAAGAAAAAATCTCGTTCGAAACGGATTATCAGACGTAAAAATAAATTATCTAAATATAAAAGAGGTGGTTCGTTTGCACAAGTACTCCGAGGTTTCTTACAAACTGGACCATTATCAACAGCACCAACCCAACTTGAAGAACCTCCCAAAGGTGTGTGTCTTCCAGCCCATCCGCCGACAGACGCTAAGACGTCGAAATATTTGACGGAATCCGAATTAAACAAGTACATCCAGACCGACCCCTATAAATGCCAAGAAATAAAAAAAAGGGAGGCCTGCGCAGCTCTCGGTAGGCCACCCGATGGCCCCATGACAATCAAAGACCCCACAGAGAAATACGAGCGGATATACTACGGGGC